ATAGCAGGCAACACATAGCGTGAGCAAGATGACTCTTACCTGTTTCAGGGTCTAGCTTTTCACCAGCAGCATAGGCAGTGAAGTGTCGAAAGCCTGCATCGATGTAACGTTGCTTAGCATTCGGCACCTTCTTCCAGTTGTCTGGTGCATACTTCTTTGCGCCATAGGTCAGCACGTCAACGACTTCTTTTAAAGCTTTGAAAGGCAGCAAAGACCATTGAGGTTTGTCGTTGTCAAACTTGACACCAGTCGTAACAGTTTTAGTACCAGTGATATTGCCCGTAAACGCTATGTCTTTCGGGTCATACTTAAAGACTCGCTCCGCCATAGCTTCACCGTGGTTGTCAATGTTCTTGAACACGTCTCTCGATACCCAATTGCTGTAAGCGACACAGCTAACACATGCTGGATGTGAGCCATCCAACACCTGTCCAGCATTGAAGCAGGTATTGCATGTTTTCACTGCACACCCCCAATCGTCTTCGTATACTTAGACAACACAAACTGTGCGTCTTTGACATCGTCAAGTTCTTCAATGGCAGACTGGTTGTAGATGGCCTTCACCTTCTCAAGATACCGATCAGCCAGCGCAGGGTCTTCGTCAATGAGTTGAACAGTTGCGGCAATGATCATTCCAATATGAACAAGGCTACCGAAGTCTTCTTCATCCATAGTGACAGGGCCAACACCACTAATCAGTACTTGGAAAGACCCCTCCCACTTCTCACCCTTTTTGTAGTGAGGACGCAGCACAACAGCTACATCGTTCGGCATCAGTTTGTTAATCTTGGTGGCTTCCATATTTGACCTTCATGTCTGCGTAGAAAAAGAAGATGTGCATTCTCTATGACACGTTCTTCAACACCGTCATAGGCTTCAACACATCGCTGATACATTTCACATTCATCAACAGCACCTTCCAGTATCTTCTCAGCTTTCACTGGTCCAATACCTTTCAAGCCAATGATGTTGTCTGCACTGTCCCCTGTCAAGATTTGCATATACAGTTTGTGTACAGCTTCTTCAGGTGTGAGATAGTAGGCATCCCTCTTGATGAAGTTGTAATGCCAGCCAGCCACCTGATCTAGGTCTTTGTCCAAGGAAACAATGACACCCTCGTCACCAAGGGTTGTTGCATCTGTAGCAATGGCATCGTCTGCTTCGATACCATCATAGACAACAGCGCCCCAATGATCAACCAAGTGTTGTCTCACCGCAGCTAAATGCTTAGGCTTAACCTTGTCCACTCTGTTGCCCTTGTAAGGCGCTGTCACAGCTATGTTGTATCTGAAGTTGTTCTTACCTGTTAGGTAGAGTTGCCACCGATCTACATAGCCACACTTGTCTACACCGCACATGAGGGTGTTGATGATGAGACTGTCAACGGATCGACAAGCTTGTTCAACATCTTCATCCTCACATGCAGCCGATGCCCTGTAAGCGAATATATCGCTGTCAAGCATCGCCTTCATTTACAACACGTCTTCGTCGTCAGCAGAGATGTTGTTAGCACCAGCGTACTCAACCAAGTCGGTGACGACAAGCTTGGTCAACGAAGGGCTAACACCCTTCTTGTTCTTGTATGTCCACTGATAAGCACTGACCATACAGACAGCCTTGCTACCATTACCAATGTCTTCGACAATATCAATACCGTCTGCGTCAAAAGCTTTGATGGGCTTCTGAGATTTGCAGGTGATGTATTTACCCATCTCTGGTTTCTTCTCTGCATTTTCCAACACAGAGATACCCATGTCTTCCAATGCAGCAACTGCTTTGTCAGACAGGTTACACAGATTCACCTGATAAGCATCCGACATCTCGTTCTTACGAGTAAGTTGTGCCCAATAGATGTCGCACTTCAGTTTCAATTTATCACTCATTTGAGTTTCCTTTGGTATGTTGCTGACCAATTTAACAGGGGTCAGCTTCCTGCTTTCAATCATTGTATCACCAGCTTTTCAGCAGCGTCAATGTAGTATTGATAGTCAAGGTCTTTCCATGTGAAGTCGTTGATGTCGTTGCATGTCCACATGCCGTAGCCTTCACCAATACCTATACGGCGTGGCTCAGCTTCTTCCTTCAGAGGTGGCATCACTTTAACAAGACTACCACCAGCATTGCATGCGTAGTAGCGACATGTGTTCTGTTGTTGCACCTCAGTGCCATCACCCATCACCATCACAAGCTTGCTGCTACGTGGCACTTTAGCCCTGAGCATGAAGTCATACTTGTTCTTGTGACCTTTGATGTATGTGTCAAGTGGAATGCCTTGAAGCATCGCAGCTTCGGCAGCTTTCGGTATCACAAGACCACCTTGATCTTGATGCCAACCTAGTCCTTCGTACTGGTACGCACCCTTACGCTTAACCTTACCGTCTGTATACACAGCGATGTAGTTGTTCACGTCACGAATAATCATCTTTGAATACTCAGCATACTCAAGTTGCAAACCAACTTGCTTCTGCCATGCATCACAGATGGTGTCGTACTGATCACGCTTGTCACGAGGTAGCTTCACAGTGATGCCGTCAGTGTTGACCTGCACAATGGACAAGCCTTCAATGTCCATCAGCTTCTCAGCCAACAGGCACAGGCTAAGCTGACCGTTGATGGTGATGGTCATCGTATACTGAGGGTCATAGAAGGGACTGTACTTGTTGTTACTGTCCCCATACACACCGTTCAAAGCAAGCTTCAGCATGGCGTTCTCAGCGCTACCTTTAGGGTAGCTCTTACGCTGCTCGTACACGTCTTGATAGATGTCACAGAACTTCTCAGACAAATGCTCAGGGTAGACACGGTTTGCAATGGCAATGTTTGGATACATGGATGCAACGTCAGCGTCAATGATCATGTACTTGTCATCGGCATTGACAATGGTGCTCTCGATAGACCCGTGAATACCACCAGTGCCGAAGTCGAAACGAAAGCCGTTGATAGATACGTTCAAGTTGGTAGCAACTTTCCAGTTCTTCCAATAGCTGTATTGTTTCTCACCCTTCTTCTTAGCCTTTAGCTCTTCCTCTGACACCCAACCTAGTGGATGCAAAGCTTTGAAGCCAGCAACAACTTCATCGCTTGGTTTGTTAAACCACTTCTGACGCTTCGTCACCATCTCAGCATAGGCAGCTAAGTCACCAAGGTCATGCTCTTCAATGTCAGACAAAGCACCCTTTGTTTCCACCAAAGACTGTGACGCAAACCATTCCAGCACAAGCTGAAACTCAGGACGCTTGAAGTCGTAGTAGTTGAACAGACAATCTTTGATGTTGATTGTTGTTCGCTTAGTCTGATTGATGTGGCGTTCACCCTTCTTGCCAATGCGATAGCAACTACCCGGCATGTCCTCTTCAAGACGCATGATGAAGTAGTCTTTACCAATCTTGGTGTCGTTGTGGTTGAGGAAGTTGCGACCATACTTCACAGACAACTCTTCACGGAAGTTGATTTGTGACAGGCATTCTTTGTAGAACAACAGAGTCATCTTCACATCGTGCATGTTGTAAGAAAGCAACATATCGATCTGGTCATCTGTCAGGTCAGAGTGTGGATCGTATGGCAGATCAACAATGCTGTCAGCTTTCATGTTGAATTCAAGCGCCTTCAATGAGGTAGCCCTTGCAGCATTATCAAAGTGCATAATCCTGTACAGGTCAACCTGCTGCACATACTGTGACTTGTCATGGATGATGTGACCGAACCTGTCATCACTGCCAATGATCGACTGTGCTTTCTTGTACACTCGTGTAGCCACAGCCTTGCCTGACACAGTGAGTGCCTTCTCAGACACAGAGATGAGGTCGTGCAACACAGGGTAGTCAAAGCCTATGTTGTTGTACCCCACCATCCTGTGCTTCTTACGCTTGAGTTCTCCAAGGAAGCTGAGCAATCCAGCAACCTCGTTCTTGCGATGTGAGCATTCAAACGACACAGCATGCGACTCGTCAGCACTGATCGCTGAGAACGTGAACGCTGTCTTGAATGTCTCTATGTCCCATATGTAATCCATCTTTCTTTTCCTTCTTCGGTTTCGGGAACAGTCTATCACGATACGCCCTCATCAGATGAGCGCTTGTGTTCTGTATAGCGTATGCCTCAATCTCACTACCGGGGTTGTCTTCACCGATGAACCTGAAGTATTCCTGCACCACATGGACAGCTTCGTGTACCAACAATGTTGCAACGTCAATACCCTCTGTCTCAGGCTTAACAGGAATACAAACGATGGTGACTCTGCTACCCTTCGGTGTGTTGAAGTAGTGCGTTGTTGCCAATGCATCTTGCGACAACCATCTATCCCAATCAGCAACAGGTATCTTCAAAGACTTCAAAGTCTTTGTGTACTCCTGCTCCGTAAAGCAGACACTTAGATAGTCACCCTCGATCAGGGTGTTGCTCAGCCACTTTATCATTGGGTTGTTCCTCTGGTTGTTTCGGTTTGTCCCTGCCAAAGATGGCATCCCACCGACTACTCCACTCTTCATCAGCAATGGAGCGTGGTCGTTGTGTGTATCCTTTACCGCCGTCACTCATCATGTACCTCCGTATTCACGGCTAAGAACATGTTGATCATATACATCAAGCTCGCGCTGAATGTCATCAAGCTCAGCATAAAGCTTTGCAAGCATGGTGTTGCCTGCCATATAAGCTTCACGTTCAAGTTCTGCGTAGGTCTTTTTCATAGTCAGTCCCAAAGGCTTCGAAAGAAAATACCAAACAGCTTAGTGCCGTTGGCAATACGTTTGTGATGTGCATCCAGTGCATCACGGTCACACTTGATAGCATTAACCTGCTCCATAATGTCAGCTTCTTCATTGACTTCAGAGTGGTCAAAGAACTGGTCTTCGTTGTCATGAGCGACAATCTGTTCCATTGCCCAAATCATTTCATCAAGGACATAGTCCCATCGTTTGAAATGATTGTCATCAACATCCCAATCATACTCTTTAGGTGGTGCTGCTGTAGAGCGAAGATGTTCCGGTACATACTCGTCATCAACCAATGGAGCACCATGCTTCGTCGCCTTCAACTGCTTGAGCATTGGCACAATGAGCAGGGCTAAGGTGTGATCCATACCCCATGTGTCATAGGGATCGATGGTGATTTCGATCTGACGTGGAGTGTTGTCTTCTGTATAGTCTCCGATGATTGCTTTCATAATACGTCCTGTTCTACTTCAATCTGGAACATTCTACCTGTCTCTTTGTTGTACAGCAAGTGGCATGCTGGCCCTGTAATGCCTGAGTATCTATTCTTGAGTACACGTACATGTGTAGTGTTGCGCTCAATCAAGTCTTCAGCCTGACCGTTACGCTCCAGACCCAACACCATGTCACTAAGCTGTGCAATGGATGCTGACCCACGAAGCTGAGCCAGTGATGTAGCTGCACCTTCTTCGTGACCCTTGTCAGAAGGACGCTTCAAGTGGCTGACCAAGATGAGAGCGATGTTGGTTTCTTGCACCAGCATACGCAGCTTCGTCATCACTTCGTCCAAGGCTTTGCGTTCATCACCACTCTCTTGACTTGAGATGATGATGGACAGGTGGTCAAGGAACACATACTTGCATGACATACCCTTTGCCAAATAGCGAACACGGTTGACAATGTTCTCAATGCTCGTGCTTCCGAAGTGATCGAACAGGTACAGCCGACCAGTGCCAAGCGTTGCATCGAAAGCGTTCTTGCGTTCCTCATCAGACACAACAGCATCGGGTAGATGCAGCGGTGCATTGGCAGCAAGCGACATCATAGACAGCGCAGTCTTGCGAACACTCTCTTCCAAGAACATCAGGCCAATGTTGTCTGGTGTGTTCTGAATCAGATGCCACACCAACTCACGCAACACCTGAGACTTACCCAAGCCTGAGCCTGCTGTGATGGTGACAAGTTCACCGAGTCGGATGCCATAGGTGAGTTCGTTCAACCCATCCCAAGGATACTTGCAATCGGCAGGTGCCATAGGTTCAGACACCACATCCCACAACGAACTACCAGAGACAATGCCGTCTGGTACAAACTGCTCAGCCCTCCACCAGCGGTCAACAAACTGTGCTTCCTTGCTTGCTGACAACCAGTCGCATGCATCCTTCAACTCAGGCATAGGCTTGAATATCTTGCATTTGCTACCGAACAACTCAGCCACTTCCTTTGCAGCCTTGATGCCGGGTTCGTCACCATCAAAGCAAACAACAACGGTTTCAAAGCTGTTGATGTATTCGTAGTTGGCTTTGCAATCTTTCAATGCTGAAGCTGCACCATTCCTGATAGATACGACAGGCCACTTCGACCCTGTCATTTGGAATGCAGCCAGTGCATCGAACTCGCCTTCAGTGATTGTCAAATACTTGCCACCAGATGGGAACAGGTTTTGACCAAACAGTGTTGCAGCCTTCCAGCTACCGACAGCGCTGAAGTCTTTGCGGTCTACGGGTCTGACCTTTGCTGCCACCAGCACAGAGTCTTTGTCGTAATAGGGGAAGTAGTATTTGCTGTTGTCACGAACAACACCATACTTCTCCATCGTTGTTTTGGTGATGCGTCTTTCTGACACAGACACTGGCACACCTGTAGCGAAAGCTTTGGTGAAGCTCATGTCCTTGACAGGTTCTGTAATGGGTTCGATCACTTCTATTCCTTCTGTACCGGGGGTTAATACTGAACAGACAAAGCAGTAGGTACTGCCGTCTGCATTGATTGATGCACCATCGCTGCTACCACAAGCAGGACAGGACACATGTGTTTTGATAAAACTCATTTAGTTCCAGCCTTGCTGAAAACATGGAAGCGTTTGGCATGCAGCAAAGCTTCATCACGTTCTTTGTTGAGTCCATAGATTGTCCCCATCTGCACACCTTCATCGCGCTTACGCTTGACAACGTCTGTGCTGATCTGTGATGCTGTCTTGCCTGACTGCGTACCCTTGAAGAAGGGATCGTTAGCGAAGATAGAGGGGCGGGGATGTTCCTTCCAGTGGAAGGGGGAAAGTGGTGAGCAATTGCAGGTCATGTTAGTTTCCAATGAAGTAATTTGATTGTTCCCATACAACAGAACGGGCAAGCAGCATCTCTGCTTTCTTCTTTGCCTTGTCGTATGCATCGCCACTCAGGTCATGACACCCGTGGGGGTTAGAGTTTCTAACATCAACATAATGGAAGTGATCTACTGGTTCCCATTGCCACGACCACACTCGGCATTGTTCAATGATGTATCGCCGTTCCTCTGGTGAGTGAACGATCCTAACCTTCTTGAATAGATTACTCATGTCTTCTCCAAAGGAAAGAAAGCACCAACTGTAACAGGTGCAACATCACGCAACACAGCCAGCACATCCTGTGCCACCAGCCTGTGTTCCTTCTGTGTAGCCACATCAAGTCGTGCTTGCAGGAATGTAATCCAGCTACGCATAGTGCCATTGACATACAGCTTAGACGGTGTCAATCCTTCAGGCAACAAAGCACGAGCCTGCTCTTTAGCAATGCCTTTGTGCAGGGCCAATGAGTAGAGAGCTTCAGCCACATCTGTCACATCCTGTTGTGCATCTTTCCACCATTGGTCGAGCGCTTCGTCATCAGTCTGCAAAGAGTTCTGACGATTCTTTGTATCTTGCAATCGGCATTCCCTCACTGCCCAATCACCGAGGTGTGCAACGTCAGCATAACGCTGGCTAAACTCTTGGAAGCTAAAGCTTCTGTGCCTGAGTATCTGTCGTGCAATGTCGCGGGTGGTGGACACTTCAATGCAGACACTTGCCATTTCAAACACAGACCAGTGAGCATTCTTTGCACAATAATTAAGCAGCCCTGCAACGTTGGGGTTGTCTTGGTTGTTGGGGTTGCTGACACGGGCACAATAGCCAATGTGTTTGTCGGCGTCTGGTGTTGCCCAAATAAGTTTTGCTGTTGTCATAGTTTCATTGCTTCCATAGTTAGTCCGATGTTACCAATAGCGTAGCCAACAAAGGCTAAGCCAAGTCCTGTGTTGCCCTTGAGCAACAGATCAATTGCGATGACGGCGTACACGACACCGATAGTTGCGATAAGCCAAGCGCTCATACCATTCCTCTTAATTCCTGTGCCACTGTAGCACTCTTCAATGTGTGTTTGACATACGGTGTAAGGCTATGCACTGTCGCATGTCCACTCAAGGCCATGACGTTTGTGAGAGCAACACCAACTTCAACCATCTCTGTGATGGCTGTCCTTCGTAAGTCCATAAGTTGCAACTCATTAGGCAATCCAGCCTCTTGCATCACAACCTTGCCCACCTTACTCAACTGCTGCAAGCTGTAGGGTTTGGGCCTACCCTTCGTTGAAGCTGGCATTATATAGGGTTGCCAAGACAGGTCAAGGTGTTGTTGCTTTAGCATCTCTTGCAAGTCTTTCGGTAGTGGTATAGCCACCCTTGCTCTGCGCTTGCTCTGCTCCAACGACAACACCCCTGTGTTGATGTCATAGTTGTCCCATGTCAGCATACGCATGTCGCCAAGACGTTGCGCTGCACAATACGCAGTGTACACAATGAGGCCAATGCTTCGCCATTCATACTTGCTGAAGGCTGTAGTCATGAAAGCTTTGATGTGTTCCTTTGTCCACACTGTGCGGCGTGGTCGGTCTGTCTGTCGCTTCACATTGGTGAAGGGATTGAAGGTGCAGAATCCATTGCGAATAGCATAGCTAAACAACAGGCGGTAGACAGCCAGTGAATGATTGGCTAAGCTAACACTGTTGCTTGCATGTGCATCATAGATTTGTTGACACATCGGTGTTGTCAAACTACCAAGCCTTGTGTGCAGCAACACCTGCCCTGCTGTGCGGTCTTGATACCATTGCTTGAGGTAGTAGGCGTAGTCTGCTCGTGTCTTTATACCAAGTCTGCTATGTTCAAGGCTGTTGATATAGCTCTTGGTTAGATCGTTGACGGTTGACTTGTCTGTCAAATGTTTGAGGTAGCGGTGATGCTGCCTCCACTCATCCATCAATTCGTTCTGTTCGTTGCAATAGTTGACAGCATCGACAAGGCTTGTGCCTATCTTGATGCGCTTGACAATACCTGCTTCAACAGCATCAGCGGGTGGGTTGTATCGGTAGTAGGTGACACCGTCCTTGTCAACACGTTGCATGTAACGGGCTAAGTTCATTGGTACATCTCCTTGAGTTTGTCAACGTAGGGTTGAATCTCCGGCATTGCCTCCTTGCCGAACTGGTAGGCCACGTATTGCTCGCCTGCCTCGTTGAACTGCTCGGGCAACACGACCTCGGCCTTGTCAATTTCCAGCACATGCCAAGGGCCAGCCTTTGTTGTGCACTTCAGGATGATGCAACCAATCTCGTCGCCGAGGCTGTTAGGCAGCTTTAGTGTTGCTCCAATTCCAGTGAACACCACGACGTCGAAATATCCCGGCGAACGCCTGAAGGTCAGCGTTTCGTATGTCTCGCCAGCTTTATACAGGGGCGGTAAAGGTTTTGGGACTGGCGCTGGAGTGCTGGGCAAAGCAGGCCCGGCAACTGCTGCAATACCTACTGCTGCCAGCAAGCCGAGAAATCCACGGCGATTTGTGTTCATGGTTGTACCCTTTTAATCATGATGAACGATGGCTCCCATCCGATGCTGTGCTCAATTGTTTGGGTGCGACCCGTACCAGTGTAGAGATGGGTGGCGAACAGCGACTCGACGTCTTTAATCGGGTGAATCTTCCATCCGCTTTGCGGCGTTACGATTTCCTGTTGCGGTGTCCATATTTTTTGCGGTGGAATACGCATTAGGCTTTCGGCACGAACGATAGCGGGTGCGATAGCTGCGGCTAGTATTGAGCCGAAAAATCCGCGACGGGATGTCATGCCTGTCCTCTTGCTCGGATGGTGTCACGGTAAACCGCAGTGCCCTCTGCCCATCCTTCTTGGTATGCCTCACCCCATGCGCTGTGTCCGATGGGGGCTAGAACATCCTCATGTTGTTGCAAAGCAATGGCTTGCTCACGCTCATCAGCACGGACAAGGGCTACAAAGGTTTCAAGTTGCTCAGGGCCAAATGTGTAAGTCGTGCGGTCTGGGTAATGCCTGTTTGTGTAGGCCGTAGCCTTGACCTCACGGGCCATGTCTATCGTGTCTCTCATGCGGTGTGCTCCTTCAACTTGGCTTCGTGGCAGGGGACGCAGAGGCTGCCGTACTTCGGCCCACCCATTGATCGAATTGCCGCATTGCATTTTGAGCAGAGGATGAGAGCTGCGGTAGTGATGGAGCCTCTTTCAACTTCGTGAATGGGCTGGTCATCCTTGTCGTAACCCAGAATCGGTTTATCCATTGTTCTTACTCCTGAGTTTGGCTTCGATGGCTCGAAACTCATCAATTGAAACTTTTGCCGCCATCTCAGCGGTGGCGCGGTTTTGGTACAAAGGCTCTATTGCGTCCACCATCTGCTCATCCGTCAGCCCAACCCATTGCCGCTGTGCTGCGGGTGGGGTGGTGTAGAGCTTGTCTCCGGGCTTGTACTTGTAGTTACAGACCACGATGACGCCATCTTCATCCACTATCGCCACAGGCTCCTGCACAGGTGCTGATCGGGCTTGCTCCAGCTTATCAATGGTGATCTGTTGCGCTCGTACCAATGCGCTTAGTCGCTGAATGTCTTTCTGTGCTGCGGGTGGGTTGGTGTACTCAACAGAAATGGTCTCGCCGTCTTTCATCTCTGGGTAAAGCGGCGGAACGCCTGCGTTAAACGCCACAGGCTCCTGCACAGGTGCTGAACGGGCTTGCTTGATGGCGGTGATGGCTTCGCTGCCTGATTTCGGCAGACTCATGTAATTGTTTTCGATGTACTCCAACGCCTCCAGCGCCAAGTCCAATGCTTCGTCTTTGGTCATTTGCTTTCCTCTTTAGGTTTCTTAGGTAGCGGTGCCCAATGTGTCCAGAACTTTTCCTTACCATTGAGGTTCCTTTCATGAACCTCTCCATACACAGCAACACCATGCACACTCAGTAGCTGCACCTTCGCAGACATTGGGCATGTCTCAATGGGTTGCCAGTAGTATTCGGTATCGACAACGGCTGTGCCGTCCTTGGTTAGTCTTACAGTCATTTGTCACCCATGTTGTAGAGCATAGTTGCTGTAGCCAACAACTTGTCGTGGTCAACCAGTGCATCAAGCCAGCGTTGAGGGATGCTGTCGTAGCCATAGATGCGACCAGCAATCATACCTGTCACAGCACCAACAGTATCAGCGTCACCACCCTTGTTGACAGCGTGGATGAGAGCGTCTTCAAAGGACGATGTAGCTGCAACAGACTGCCATGCTGATGCATAACATCCCATCACTGTGCCACTCTCTTCCTTGATGCCCTTGTCGAACAGGTCTTGGTTGCCAACAGTTGCACCATCGAACAACTCTTCAGCCAATGCAGCGCTGTAGACAACACACTTACCTGTACCATGAGTGATGAGTCCACCAGCAACAGACTCAGCAATTGCCATCGTCTTGTTGTTGTGGTTGAACAGGATGTGTGGGGCCAGTCGCATAATGCCACCGTTACCGTCTGTCATGAGGGCGCAAGAGCCACCATAGGGACGCTTGTTAGACGATGCAGACAAGGCTTCGGCTGTGGTGGTGCCGATGTCAAAGCAATGGTCACGAGTACCGAACGTGCCACGGTTACGCCACTGCTTGAAGTTCTGTGCAATGACACCGGGAGCAAAGCGTTTGTATGTGAGGTAGGCATCAGCGATAGCCATTGCCATAGCACCATCGT